TAGATACACCAGTTGGAATCCCATCTCAATGGGTTATTGACCTGAGAGCCAGCTTTAGATACATCGCAGCGCCCCTTGTGATTGTAGCTGGTTGTCTCATTGTTTGGCAAGGTATCACCCTGACTTCGCCAGATATCGTTGAGATGGGCTCTTCCCTAATTTCCATGCCCTTTGGATTCATCTTCGGAGAGCGCATGTATCTTGGATTCAGAGGAGTAAAGAAATGAAAAAGCTTTTTGTTGGATTAATTCTTTCTTTAGCTAGTTTAGTTTCATTTGCAAAACCAATAGCTGAGGTAAAATTAGGGGATGGTGGTAAGCTATATCTGGATGACACGCAATGCGTGAAAACAGATCAAAAGGGTGTAGGCACAGTGGTTATTGAAGAAAAAGATGGAAAGAGATACCAAAATGGCTGTTGGATGCAAGATGGAGAAATTATCTATTTAGTTAATGATAATGGAATGCTCTTTCAAGCTTCAGAAAAAGAATTTACTTGGATTAAACATACGTGAGATTAACAGCCGACGTTATCGCCGGCTTTTCAGCGAGTTTACTACAGAAGAACTTCGATGGAGCTGTCGAATCCCCAGAATGTCATTATGAGTGGTGGACTTTATGCTGCGAAAAGCACCCACTCGTTGCCATTGCTGCTCCCCGCAGACACGCAAAGTCCACTGCCATTACGTTCACATACACCCTTGCGGCAGTCTGTTTTCGAGAGAGATCCTATGTTCTACTTGTATCTGACACAGTATCGCAAGCAGTACAGTTTCTAGGGGATATTAAAAAAGAATTACTGGAGAATGAGCAACTTCGTTCTCTTTTTGGTATTAAAGAGCTTTTAAAAGAGTCGGAAGACGACATCATCGTCGCCTGTGAAGACGGACACAAATTCCGTATTCAGGCCAAAGGCTCAGAGCAGAAGGTTCGAGGCCTTAAATGGAATAACAAACGTCCTGATCTCATTGTCTGTGATGACCTTGAAAATGATGAAATTGTCCTCAATAAAGACCGCCGTGCGAAATTTCGCAGATGGTTTTATGGTGCCCTTCTTCCTTGTCGGTCTAATATCGGGATTGTTCGTTACGTGGGTACAATTCTCCATAGTGATTCCATGCTGGAATCTATTATGCCGAAGCTTAACGATAAGTACACGCGAACAACGGAACTCAAAACATGGAGCACCAAGTCAAGACAAACGTGGATAGCAGTCAAGTATAAGGCTCATAATCCTGAACTGACTAACTTCCTTTGGGAGACACAAGCAGCAGCTTCTATCAAGGCTGCTGGTATGGAAGGTGGGGCAAAAGAGTATTTCGTTCACTTGAGGCAAGGATATGTAGATCAAGGTATCCCTGATGTTTATTCACAAGAATACCTTAATATTCCGATTGATGAGTCCCTAGCGTATTTCCAAAGAAGTGGTTTTAATACCATGACGGTGGAAGATAGGCAGCGAAGAGTAGAGTATTACATCACCGCTGACTTAGCTATTTCTAAGGATGATACTGCGGACTACTCAGTTTTCTTGGTAGCTGGAGTAGATGCAGAAGGAATGATCTACGTAAAGAACGTCATCAGGGAACGTCTAGACGGTAAAGAGATTGTGGACACTATTCTAGAGCTAGAGAAGGTATATAAACCTTTGATCTTCGGAATAGAAGAAATGCAGGTTACAAAAGCCATTGGTCCGTTCTTAAACGAAGCAATGGTAAGAGAAGATGTTTATCCTAACCTAAAGAAATTAAAACATGGCGGTAAGGATAAGATAGCAAGAGCAAGATCTATTCAGGCACGTATGCGTGCAGATAGAGTCAGATTCAACAAGAATGCAGAGTGGTATCAAGCTTTTGAAGATGAGTTATTGGCTTTTCCTCGCGGGAAGCATGACGACCAAGTTGATGCCTTTGCTTACTTAGGAATGATGTTAGCTTCTCTTGTGGAAGCACCCACAGAAGAAGAATATGAAGAAGAGCAATATCTAGAGGAGCTACATGAATACGGAAGCCATAATGATGGACGAAATGCCGTTACAGGATACTAAAACAGAAGTTGATGAGCCCAAGATAATGGGCACTAATTTAGCCACTGGGCTAACTGAGGAGGAATTGACTGATATCGGTCAGGAATGTCTACGTGGATTCCAACTGGATCAACAATCCCGTAGAGATTGGGAAGATGAGGTAGATAACTGGATCTCACTAGCTAAACAGATCAAGGAAGAAAAAACATATCCTTGGCCAAAAGCCAGTAATGTTAAGTACCCATTACTATCCACTGCTGCTATGCAGTTCTCTGCTAGAGCCTATCCTTCACTTATTCCTTCTGATGGTAAAGTAGTTAAGGGTAAAGTAATTGGTAAGGATCCTACTGGTGATAAGCAACTAAAAGCTGATAGAGTAGCTACCTACATGTCCTACCAAATCATGCATAAGATGCGTGGTTGGGAAGAGGAAATGGACAAGATGCTTATCATGCTGCCTGTTATTGGCACTATGTTCAAGAAGACATGGTTTGATAAAGCAGCAGATGAGATTAAGTCAAAGGTAATTCTTCCTAAGAATCTGGTAGTCAACTACTGGGCTACAGACCTATGTAATGTAGAACGTATCTCAGAAGTTATTGAGATGTCTCCCAGAATTCTAAAAGAGAGGCAGCTTCAAGAAATCTTTTTAGAAGTAGATTTAGGAGAACCTCCTTTACCTGCGCAGTTAAATGCTCCTACATTAACAGTAAATGACGACACAACGCCATACACGATTATTGAGCAGCACACATTCCTTGATTTAGACAAGGATGACTACCCAGAACCTGTTATTGTAACTTTCCATAAAGAGACTGGAAAGGTCTTACGTATCTCCGCAAGATACAACATGGATGATATTGAGTTCAATGACGAAGGCGATATCATCAAAATCGAACCAGTGCAAATGTACACTAAATTCGGTTTCGTTCCCAATCCAGACGGTAGTTTCTACGATATTGGTTTTGGTGTCCTATTAGGACCAATTAATGAGTCAGTAAATACCGTAATTAACCAACTTATTGATGCTGGCAGCCTGTCGAACATGCAGTCTGGTTTCATTGGTAAGGGTCTTCGCCTGAAGATGGGAGAGGCTAAGTTTGGTCCCGGTGAATGGAAAGTCGTTAATGCTGGTGGTGAAGACCTAGCTAAACAGATTGTACCACTTCCATTAAAAGAACCAAGTAACGTTTTATTCGAATTAATGGGAAGTTTAATTACTTCCGGCAAAGAACTAGCTTCAGTTGCCGAAATCTTCGTAGGTAAGATGCCCGGACAGAATACTCCTGCTACTACGACAATGGCATCTATTGAGCAGGGAATGAAGGTATTCACCGCTGTCTATAAAAGAATTTATAGGGCGCTGGAATCTGAATTCAAGAAGATCTATGAACTTAACGGCCATTACCTAGATCCCCAGACTTATGAGGCAGTTCTAGATGCCCCTATTGGCCCAGAAGACTTTAATGATGATTCCTATGATATATGCCCCGGAGCAGATCCTACGGCTGTATCACAGACAGAAAGACTCCTGAAGGCTCAGGGTCTTCTAGAATTACTACCATTAATTCCCGGACTACTCAATCCTATTGAAGTGGTTTCCAGAGTTCTTGAAGCCCAAGAACAGCCAAATTGGCAAAAGGTATTTTCACAAGAAGTGCAAGCTTCTGGTCAATTGCCCCCACCACAACCAGATCCTAAGCTTATGGCTATCCAAGCCAAGGTTGAAGCGGACCAGCGTAAAGCTGCTGTGGATATCCAAAAGAAGCAAATGGAAATGGAACTTGATGGTAGAGATAAGATGATGCAGATGCAAATGAAGCAACAAGAACATGCCCAGAAGATGCAAATGGAACAAGAACGTACCATGCAGAAAGCATCTTCAGAAATAGCAATGGCTAATGTCTATGCTTCAACTGAGCGAATGAAGGGTCAACAATCGCTCCAACAAAGTGACCAACAGCATCAACAGAAGATGATGCAAAACAAGGAGATGGTAAAATCGAAAGAGTCTCAGGCCTCGAATGGCAAGACTGGTTCAGGCACCCAGTCACAAAAGCGTTCTTCGAAGAAGTAAACTTCAGAATAGAACGAATTAAAGAGGAATTAGAACTAGTTTCTGAAGATAAATTAAAACTTAAGCAAGGATATATTTTAGCTCTCAGAGACGTTCTAGATACTAAAGTAGAGAAAGGAGCCGAAGATGGCTATTAAACCAGTAGGACACAGAGTTCTAGTAAAACCAGAATCTATTGAAGAACATGATGATGTCTACAAAGCAGCTCGTAGAGCTGGTATTGAGATTGTAGAACAAGACAGACGTAAGCAGGAAACTGCTATTGATCGTGGAGTAGTTCTAGCAATTGGAGACACAGCCTTTAAAGATTTCGGTGGAGAACCTTGGTGCAAAGTAGGAGACGTTGTTGCCTACGCACGTTTTGGTGGTAAATTCATCAAAGATCCTGAGGATGAAGAAGAGAACAAGTATTTGATCTTGAACGACGAAGATGTAATCGCTGTCGTTACGAAAGGGAAGACCCAATGACTGAAGAAGTAAAAGACCAAGTAGTACCAGATCCTGCTCCAGAGCAGACACCTGCTCCCAGTGAGATAGAACAACGTGCTATGGATATGGGGTGGAGACCCCGTGAAGAGTTTGATGGTACAGACGATGATTTCATTGATGCCAAAGAATTCGTTCGCCGACAACCTCTCTTTGATAAAATAGATCATTTAAGTAGACAACATAAAGCCACAGTACAAGCTCTTAATGATCTTAAAACTCATTATACAAAAGTCAAAGAAACAGAATACAATCGTGCATTAGCCGATCTAAAAAAGGAACGTAAAGAAGCATTACGCGAGGGTGATGCAGATCGTTTCGAAGAATTAGATGATGAAATTGATCGGATTGAAGAAGCAGCAAAGGAAATCAAAACTGTTGCTGAATCTCGTCCAGAACCAGTGACACATCCAGAATTCGTAGCATGGTTATCACGAAATCCTTGGTATAACACGACTGCACATATGCGGGTGTTTGCCGATGATGTTGGAACAAAACTAGCTGCTACTGGTCTCGAACCAGCAGAAGTTTTGAAGAGAGTTGAAAAAGCAGTTCGGGAAGAGTTTCCCAATAAGTTCCGTAATCCCAATAAGGATACTGCTCCTGCAGTAGAGTCTAGTGGGAATAAAGGCACTAAATCTGGCAAAGGGTTCTCCGAAGCTGATTTAGATGACCGGGAACGTAAAGTCATGACTAGTCTGGTACGCCAGAAGATTATGACTAAAGAAGAGTACCTCGCAGATCTGAAGAAGATTAAAGGAGCATAAGCTATGACTAGAGAGCTTAAAACTAAAAGCCCAAGTGGGCGTCCACAACGCACTCCTATTGGACGGCGTAATCGTTTATCAGTGTCAAACCAAGACCCTAATTATCATTATCGTATTGTAAATGACATCGATGACCGTGTGTATCTAATGCAGCAAAATGGTTGGGAAATTGTACCTGCGGATCAAGCCAGAGTTGGTGATAGCAGAGTAGAAGCCTCCTCAGCCCTTGGCTCTAAATCTTATATTTCAGTGGGTGGTGGTACTAAAGCAACTGTCATGCGTATTCCAAAGGAATACTATGAAGAGGATCAACGTGCTAAACAAGCTGAAGTGGATGCATTAGAACAGACTATGAAGGATGATGCCCGTAAAGCTGCCGATTATGGTAAGCTAGAGATTTCATAATCTAATGTATGGGCATAAACTCCTTATATTTATTTTAACAAACGAAAGGATGGTTTATGGCCAACACTTCACGTATTAGCGGATTTAAACCCGTTAAACATCTGAATGGCTCGCCCTATACAGGACAAGCCAATCTGTACTACGTAGCATCCGCCGCTGACGAGATTCTCGTCGGTGACGTGATTAAACTAGGTGGTACTGCAGATGCCAACGGTATTCCTACTGCCGATTTATGCGGTGCGTCGGATGTACCTATTGGTATTTGCGTAGGGATTGTTAATCCCAAACTAGATCCTGCTGGCAAGATGACAACTGGCTCTATTACCCTAGATCTTCCCGCTGTAACACAAATCGCGGCTTCAGGTGCTGGATACATTCTAGTAGCTGATAACCCTGGTCTGGTTATGGAAGTGGAAGCTTCAAACGGTACACCAGCCGTTACTGATGTTGGTCTGAATGCAAGCCATGCAAATGGTTCGCGTACCAGCTCAACTCACACATCACCAGCTTATCTAGACTTTGGCACGGAAGCCACAACTTCCACTCTGAATTTCCAAATTCTAGGTTTTGTTCAACGTGTTGACAATGAAGTTGGCGCTTCAGCCAAGCTTCATGTACGTTTCAACGTACACCAGTTCAACGGCGTTGGCACAACTGGTATTTAATAGAGGAGATATAACATGAGTGGAATTTTAACTACTTCTAGTTTTGCCAAGGCACTGTTCCCCGGTGTCAATAAATGGTACGGAGAAGCCTATAACGAATTCGCCGTGGAGTACGATAAACTTTTTGATAAGTTTACGACACGCCGCGCGTGGGAAGAGGACGTAGGTACTTCTGGGTTTGGTCTAGCGGTTGCTAAGGCTGAAGGTGCTGGTGTTACCTATGACACAAGCCGGCAAGGATTCACAAGCCGTTACAACCCTGTTGTGTACGCGCTTGGTTTCATTGTAACCCGTGAAGCTTTTGATGACGACATGTATGATGTCGTTGGTCGTCAAAAGGCCCGTGCTCTTGCTATGTCAATGCGCCAAACAAAGGAAATCGTTGCAGCGAACGTTTATAACCGTGCGTTCAATACTTCCTATGTTGGTGGTGACTCAGCAACTCTAATTGCCTCAGCAGGCGGTGGTGGATCAACAAGCCATCCTAACGTAGCTGGCGGCACGTGGACTAACGGCCCGTCAGTAGCGGCCGATATCAGCGAAGCTGCTCTTGAGCAAGCTGTAATTGATATCGAAAGCTTTACTAACGACCGTGGTCTAAAGATCAAGGTTATGCCCAAGCGACTGATTATTCCT